AAAACTAGCAGGCATAAAAACGTTGCTCAAGGGCAACGAACCTGTCAAAGACCCACTCGCCAACCTGGCACCCAAAGATCTGCGCAAACTTCGTGCGGAGATCGACAAGCTGCTGCCGGGGTCCAAGGTCGCTGACCTGAACCTGGAAGAAGAATTGGTTGAGCAATACCGAGTCATCAAGCAATTGATGGACGACGTAACGGACGAGATCGACGTGACGCCAACCCAAAAGGCGCAGGTGGCGAACTCAGTCGTTCAGACGTTGGCACACCTTGTGAAGTTGCAGGAGGATTTGCGCAGGAATGAGACGTTCAAAGTCATGGAAGGCGTCTTGATTGAAGCCATCAAGACCTTGCCGGCCAAGGTCAAGGATCAATTCTTCACCGAGTATTCGAGGATAGCCAAGAAAGCGGGATTGGCGTGAGTTATAATTCCAACATACACACTATGTTGGAACGAAGATGGGTTTGACCAAAGAAGGTGGCGAGCGCAGGTGGCAAAGGAACTTTCCAGCCTGGGTTGAGAAGTGTTCGATGAGGCAAGGGGGGATCTACTCGTATCCGACCAGCGAGCGCACCCTTGACGCCAACGGCAGGTGGAAGGTCGAGATCGTGTGCCCTGAGCACGGCAGTTTCTGGATGAGTCCGGAGAAGCATGCATTCGGGCAAGGTTGCCCAAAATGTAGTGGGCATGGAACAGACAAGGTGGCCGAGGTCAAGGGCATGTACCCGAACTTCCCTTGGCCAGACAACCTGGAAATTCCCACAACAAAGACTCCGTTGCGACTGAATTGCCCGACGCACGGGGAGTTTGTGACCACGTTCAACAGGCTGCAGACGATACACAAGAAGGTGGCGTCGCCTTGCCCGAAGTGTAACAAACAGGCGGGCGGGTTGATGCGGCGAAAGTCGGTGGCCAAGTGGGTGTCGCAGATTGGCGAACGGTACGACGGGAAATTGTCGGTCGATCCGACAACGATCCTGACCGCATCCCACAAAGCTCGATTCGTGTGCACGGAGCATGGGGAATTTTGGTCGGTGCTCTGCGATGTTCTGAGCGGGCATGGGTGCTTTGAGTGTGGACGGTTGCGGAGAAATGCAGAAGCGTCGTTGAATCCGGAAGATTTCTTGGCGAAGGCGCGAGAGGTTCATGGCGACACTTACGACTACGACCTGAGCACGCTTGTTTCGAGCAAGAGACAGGTGGTGATCACGTGCAAGACTCACGGGGAGTTCTCGCAGATAGCGGCCAACCATACGAACGGGGCGGGCTGTCCGGCTTGCAGTAATTCGGTTTCGTCTGGGGAGTTGGAGATTGCCGAGTGGCTTGAAGGTTTGGGTGTCGATGTCGTGAAGCGGGACCGCAAGCAGCTTGGGGGAAAGGAGATTGACATCTACCTGCCCAAGTTCAATCTCGGGATCGAGTATTGCGGCCTGTATTGGCACAGTGAGGATAGGTTGGGGGTCACGTACCACAAGGATAAGCTGGACCTGGCCAAGTCATCGGGGATAAGGTTGGTCACAGTATTTGAGGATGAGTGGTTGGACAGCCCGGAGCAAGTCAAGGACCGCATCAAGGTCTTGTTGGGTGACTGCCCCACCCTCATGGCGCGCAAGACGGACTGCAGGAAGATCGTGTGGGCGCAAGCGTACATCTTTCTGACTGAGCACCACATGCAGGGGGCGGGGGCACCGTCGGCGGTTTGCTATGGGCTTTACCATGCGGGTGAGTTGGTGATGGTGGCAACCTTCGGGCTTGGCCGTTTCAGCAGTGGTCACGCTTGGGAACTGATAAGGGTTTCTGGTTCGGGGTCGCTGCGGGTTGTCGGTGGTTTGGGAAAGTTGCTGGCCAAGTTTCAACGGGAGTTCCAGCCGGGGAACATCATCACCTATGCGGACCTGCGTTGGGGTGAAGGTGAGTCTTATGGTAAGGTGGGTTTTGAGTATGACGGTTGCACGAAGCCGGGATACTTCTGGTGCAAGCAATCGGGTAGGTTCTCTCGCTACGACTTTCAGAAGCACAAGTTGAAGAACGTCCTGGAACGGTTTGACGAGGAACTTAGCGAGGCCGACAACTGCCGCATGAATGGGTACTGGCGGATATTTGACTGTGGGCACAGTCGGTGGGTTTGGAAGAGAAAAGCATGAGCGTACTGGACAAAGGACTTTTTGCAACCCATTTGCAGCGCTTGCAGATTGGAGCGTCACAGGCTACGGCCCTGGACGAGATCAGTCGATGGATCTCGGACAACACGTATATTGGCGGGAAACCGTACAGCTACCTCAACCATGAGTATCAGAAGCGAATTCTGGACAGCACGGCGCGGGAGATTGTGATTCGCAAGTGCAGTCAGGTGGGGATCTCGGAGATGTCCATTCGTAGATCCTTGGCTATGTGCGGGATGATCCGCAATTTTGTGACGATTTATACGCTACCGACAGCCACATTCGCGGCCACAATCGCCAAGACGCGAGTGAATCCAGTCATCAATGAGTCACCTTACTTGAAGGAAGTTTGTACGGGTGTGGATTCTGTGGAGGTTAAACAGTTTGGAAACTCCTTCCTGTATCTGAAGGGGGCGGCTTCAAGTAATGCGCCTATTTCCATTCCTGCGGACTGCCTCGTTCATGATGAGTTGGACTTCAGCGATTCGGAAGTGATCAGCCAGTACCAATCGCGCCTGACACACTCCCCTTACAAGTTCAAGGTGAAGTTGAGCACCCCCACAATCCCCGGAAAAGGGATTGACATGGAGTTTATGCGTTCGCGCAGGCACTTAAATTTCGTGAAGTGTGATCATTGCGGGCATTACTTCATCCCGGATTTTTTCAACCATGTGAGAATCCCTGATTACGGGGGCGAACTTCTGGACATATCCAGGGGCACGCTACACACCGTGGACTACCACAACGCCTACGTCGAGTGCCCGAAATGCCACAAGAAGCCGAACCTGGCCCCTGAGCATCGGGAGTGGGTGTGTGAGAACCCAGGAGACAAGTTCGATGCGGACGGGTTCCAGGTGTCGCCCTTTGACGCCCCGTTCATTGTGACCCCGACCGATCTGCTTCGCTCGATGGTGGCGTACTCGAACATCGGCGACTTCGTCAATTTCGCCCTGGGCCTGCCGTTCTTCTCTCAGGAGACGGTGCTCTCCCCTGACGAGGTCAGGGGCGTGATCGTCAAGGAGCGCATGGAGGGTTCTCTCGCCTATGTCATGGGCGTTGACCTGGGCAAGATCTGTCACGTCGTCGTCGCTGCCGTGGCCTATGACGGGTCGATGCAGGTGGTTCATGCCGAAGAAGTCAATCTGATGCAGTTGAAGGATCGTTACAGGGAGTTGAGGATCCTCTACCGCTGCCGGGTGTCGGTGATCGACAGCCTGCCCTACACGGACACGGTGCTGGCGCTGCAAGGGATGGACTCGAACTTGTGGGCCTGCGTGTATCGGGCCGAGACGGCGGGCGCAGAGATGTTCGACGTGAGTCAGCGGGAGAAGAACCCGGAGAAAGGGGTTCAGCACAGAAAGCAGATCAACGTCCAGAAGAACACCACGTTCGACAACCTGATGGCGTTCTTCCGCAGCGGGCAGTTCTCCAAGTTGTCGTGCCATAACGATGACAAGTTCGTGAAGAACTGTACGTCGATGCGTCGCATGAAGGAGTGGAGCTTGCGCTCGCATTCCATGGAGTTCAAGTGGGTGAAGAGTGACGATGGTGACGACCACTTCTGGTTCGCGACAAGCTATGCGTTCCTGGCCAAGTTCCTGTTGCAGACTTCGACGGGGTCATCGGGTGGGCACCTGCAATTGGTGTCGGCTTTCACGGTTAAGCCACCAAGACAGTTGGCGTAGCAGTGTGCCGTATGCATAAATAATTTCACACTGTATAACTGCACAGTGATAACATAGGGGGAATTGAGAGGTTCCTCGTATGTTTGAACGCCTTCGTTCCTTCTTCAGTCTCGACGCGGCAACGCAATTGGCTCCTGTTGCGCCTCCCAAGGTGAAGCCGGGGTCACAGACCTATCCGTCATACCTGAAAACCACCAAGCCGTCGACAGCCGTTCTTCCCCAGAACGACAGACGGTTGGCGAGTACCGACACCACAACGCTGCGCAACGGCACAGACACGAACACGATCATTCGTGACTTCGTGGCCGCAAGCCCGGACCTGTCCGCAGCGGTGTGGTCGTACCTTCGCCTCGGACTTCCTCAGACATTCACGGCGGTGGCCAAGAACCCGGACAACACCTTCAACCGGGAAGCCACCCTGCTCTTGCAGCAGTTGATTACGCGCTTCGACCTGTTGCCCGATTATGTGGCTGATGGCTTTACCGGGCCGCAATCCATTCGTTCCACCAGCGAGTCGTTGGCCAAGGAACTGATGCTGTATGGGTCGTGCAGCGGGGAAGTTGTCTTGGGCAAGGACAGGCTTCCGCGCAAGGTCCAGCCCATCAGCACGACCCAAATCAAGTTTGTGGCCGATGCCGACAAAACGCTGATCCCGTGGCAGTACATCGGCAGCGAAAAGATTCCGTTGGACTACCCGACGTTCATCTACGTCAGCCTGGATCAAGATCTCCTCCAACCGTACAGTTCAAGCCCGATAGAGAGTGCAATCAAGCCGGTGATCTACAGCGAGCAATTCGCCAACGACATCACCCGCATCGTTGCCAAGGTCATCCACCCGCGCCAGAAGGTCGTCCTGGATGAAGAGATGCTTCGGAAGAATCTGAGTCAAGAGGCTCAGATGGACCCGGAGAAGGCGAATGAGGAACTGAACGCGATCATCTCCGAGGTCGAAAGCAAGATCAACTCGCTGCGCCCGGAAGACGCCCTGGTCTATTTGTCGTCTGTCGGCTTCGAGGTTGAGAATGCCAGCAATTCGGGCTTGTCGGCAGAGTACGAAGTTCTGCAAGCCATGGCGAACGCTCGCTTGAGCACAGGCAGCAAGACGAACGGCACCGTACTCGGTTTCGCCAGCGGCAGCAGCAATATCGCATCGAGCGAGATTATGCTGTTCATGCGCTCCTGCACGGGGGCAATCAAAGGGCCAATCGAGGAATTTTGGAGCCGCGCCTTCACGTTGTCGGCGCGCCTGTTCGGCTTCGACGTGGTTGTCGAGTTCCGCTTCGACCCCATCGACCTACGTCCGGACAATGAGCTGCTGGCCTTCAAGCAGACAAAGCAGATGATGGTGCTTGAACAGTGGTCGCTTGGCGTGATCAGCGACGACGAAGCTTGCCTGCAACTGACAGGGAAGCTCGCGCCTCCGGGCTTGAAGTTGTCCGGGACCATGTTCCACAAGCCGATGCCTGCAGCCGGGGCGGATCCCACCGCACCGTCAAACAACGGAAGCACCCTTAACCAGAAGATGAAGCCGACGACGCCGAGTACCGCTCGTGGGCAGAACAAGAAGGCTCGCTCAAAGTTGCCAGAATTGGTGTAAGTGCTGAGTGGGCACCAATAGACGCTTTTATAGCTTCCCGCTATCACTCTAGTAGTCTCCATAGTTTCCACGTATAATGGAGCCTGTGAAACTCTATCGATTGACGAGATCATCGCCCTGATGGGGATGGCAGCCTAAAGGAGCCGCATGGACCAGGCACTGATAAATTGGATGATGGGTGGCTTCGGGGCTGCCGTTGCGTTCATCCTGCGAGTTGTCTGGGAAG